CCCGGATACGAACTCCAAGTGCGCCCACGTAGCGGAATTAGTTTGCGGACGAAATTACGCGTCGCGCTTGGCACGGTCGATAGCGGATATAGGGGCGAAATCGGTGTGATTGTCGATAATACGTTAAATTATAACGACTTAACAGTAGGTTGCGCATTGAAAGTCGGCGGTGGATTGGAATTGTTAAGTGAAGGTTACGAAGTTCCTCTAGGCACGTACATCATCCGCAAAGGCGATCGCATCGCGCAAGCGGTCATTAAACCGGTCGAGCAAGCGCATTTTGTTGAAGTAGACGAGCTGGACGAAACAGAGCGAGGGACTGACGGATTCGGGTCGAGCGGGGTGAAAGCGTAATGTGGATGGTATTAGCGTTTGTATCCGTGATTTTATCGTTAATTTTCGATTTTAAAGACGACATACACAACGCGAACAATAGCATGCTATGGGCAATATGGGCGGTAGTGATGTCGTTATATTTTAGGAAGGAGGAACGCGAATGAACGTTAAACTAATCGCTCACACGCAAATAAACCGTAAATTAAAGTCTTGGAAAGGTTTGACGATAGACCTAGACAACGGTAATAGCGTTCATATTACTGATGGTCAAGCAGTCGCACTCACCGCAATCCGCACGTGCTATTCCGCAAACAAACCGTCGGAAATCGTCGCCAAAGAAGGCGTCAAATACTTCGGCAAGCCCGCAACCGACGGCAAAGGCGGCTCGGACGCCGACCGGTTGTTCCGCCACATCGTTAACTCCGGCCACACGTCAACCCTCGAGCACCTCACGTTCACCTTCGCAATTGAAGGCGTGTCGCGCGCCTTACTCGCCCAACTCACACGTCACCGCGTCGGATTTTCCTTTAGCGTGCAGAGTCAACGATTCGTTCGCTTTGGCTCTGACGACAAGACGGGCGGTTTTGATTACGTTGTGCCGGATTCGATTCGCAAAAACATTGGCGCAAACAGTTTGTTTCATGACTTCATGGAAGAAATTCAAGAAAAATACGATACATTGCGCGAGTTAGGGATACCGCCGGAAGATTGCAGAATGCTTTTGCCAAACGCCGCCACAACGAACCTTGTCATGACCGCAAACTTACGCGCCCTGCTCGACTTTTACTCGAAACGCCGCAAAGGACGAGGCGCCCAGTGGGAAATCGCCGACCTTGCCGAAAAACTACGCGAAGCTGTTGTCGCGGTTGAACCGTGGACGGACGCGTTTTTCGAACAGGCCTAGCGAAATAAGAAACGAGGTGTTGTCGTTATTCATTCCGTATTGTCTTATCTTTTACTTTCCGCGTTGTTAAAATGCTCCGACAATGTTCCGCTTCATACTCCGCCGGAAGTGGCCGCATTAGAAACCGGTTCAACCGAGCGACCGAGTCGCTTGAAACCCGTATTAGCCCCGCCAAAGCCCTCAAAGCCCGTAAAAGCCCAGAAAAGGCCGCCGAAGCCGCCAGCCCAAACGTTCGAAGTCACCGCCTATACCGCATACGAGGAATCCACCGGCAAAACGCCCGACCACCCGGCGTTCGGCATTACGGCAAGTGGCCGGCGCGTTCAAGCCGGCGTGACAGCCGCGTGCCCGCCCGACATGCCGTTCGGAACGTGGCTCGATATTGAAGGCATTGGCAAACGGCGATGCGATGACCGCGGCGGGGCGATCAAAGGCAACCGCATTGATATTTACATGCCGAGCGTTAACGCCGCGATTGAATTCGGCCGGCGACGGCTGAAAGTACGTATTTTAAACGAAAGGACTGACCGCTAATGACAACGTTGTGGCAGAACTTCGCCGACTACGTCACGCAAGCCGGCGACTTACTAATCGCGCACCCGATACTGTCGATTATCGCAACGTACTTGCTCGTTCGCTGGTCGTATAAAGACGGGTACGCGGACGGGTTGCAGGCGGGCGTGCAATCGATTAAGGAAATAGAAATTACAGTGACGGAGGAGGAATCGGAATGAGCGAACCGTTAAAAGCCGGCGACATCGTTTTCGTAACTAAATACGACGAGCAATGCCTAGCGGAAATTTCATTCGTTGGCAACGACATTGTCACAGTTGTTGTCGGTTATGACGAAGATTGGGGCGACCCTTGCGAATTCGAAACATATAATCGTTATGACGTGCGTCTCGTTTGTAAGCGAGAAGATAGACGAGATTTGAAGGAGGCGGAATAATGAGCGAATCAAAAATCCACGTTTTACCCGACGAAAATTCAGGCGGTGTGTTGCGGGAGTATGTCGAGGTTGACCGGCCGGCGAAAGAGGGTGATTTAATCGTGGTTTATGATGGCAGTGACATCTACGAGGATATAACGATAGGGAAGCCTTATCCGGTACACAAAACGTTTAAATCTATTGGAGGCGATGACTACATTAAATTTTACGACGACGCCGGCGACGAGCGCGTTTGGGATACTCCAAGCGAAGATTATGCAGTGATAGAACCGACCGACATCGTCCACATCGACGGCGCCCGTTACCGCCTAGTCGACCGCAAGGCGAGAGTAGGCGAGAAGGTTATCATCGTCGAAACTCATCCGAGTCTCGTTTATACGGAATTAGGCGAAATTGTCGAGATTATCGAAACAGACGGCGATACATGCGGCGGAATGTTTAAACCGCACGACATAGGCGAAAAAGGCGCGGTTTACCGTTTTCAATATCGTGTATTAGAGCCTGTCGAGCCAGCCGAAGAAGGCGACGACGTGCTAACGGTGGACGAAACCGAAGCGTCCAAATCCGTACTCGACCTACTCGCAAATTTAGCGCGGCGAGTGACGGAGTTGGAGCGGAAGCTCAGCGAATACGCACGTAAAATCGACGGAATTGAAGCCGACATTCAAAACATTAACATCGATTTAGGAACGGTTGAAGCAAACGTCGAAATGGCGCTCGACGACATTGTCACGCTAGACGAACGCACGCAACCGTTGGCGGCAGTGTTGTCCGCGTTAGCGAAGGCGGTGAAAGCCGATGAGTAAATCGCCAATCAAACTCGCCTTGTGTGGCCGTCTTCGTTCCGGCAAAGACACCGCGAGCCAATACCTCACGCTATTCTACGACTTCCAACCGTTTGCCTTTGCCGACCCACTCAAACGATACCTTCACGAGATTTTCCCGCATGTACCCCGCGAACCAAAACCACGCCGACTGCTTCAATTATTCGGTCAGAAAATGCGCGAAATTGACTCCGACGTATGGATTAACTTAACGATGCGACAAATCGACGATTACTTGCGCTTGCACCCGTGCGAGTGCGGCGGCTCGGCGCTAAAGCCGCGCGTTGTCGTCACGGACTGCCGCCAGCGCAATGAGTACGACCGTCTGCGCGCCGCGGGCTTTAAATTCATCCGCATTAACGCCGACGATGAGCTACGCATCCGGCGCGCGCTTGAAGCTGGCGACGATTTCACCGAAGAAGACTTGCGGCATGAAACCGAGCTGTTGGTCGATCAATTCGACGTTGACTACGAGGTCGACAACAACGGAACGACATCGGAGCTTTACGAGCAAATTGACGCGATTATGAACGAGTTGGGGGTGACGGCGAATGGGCGCAACCAACCACGATAAAGCCGCGCAACACCGCCGGCTCGAACAACGGTACGGCGCCGCGCTCGACAACCGCGAGAGCGTGCGCCTGCTCCTGTCGGATTATCATGCGTTGGACAGCCGCCGATTCAAAGGCGATTATGCCGCGTGCGATGTGTTGATCGACCTACACACCGCAATTGAACACGCTGGGCTGACGGAAAGGCAGCGCGAAGTCCTCGACTACGTGCACTTCCGCCAATACAACCAAACGGAAACAGCGCGCGAGCTTGGCATTAAGCAAACGCATGTCAGCCGGCACCTTGCGGTTGCCGAATCGAAGATTGCACGAGTTTACGAGGCGTGGGCGAGGGCTGGCGAAGGTTACGCGTTAAGTTGGGAGGCGAGCGCTGAATGATTCAGTGTGGGATGTACGAATATGAACTAGAAGCCGACGATTTAATAACGTGTCAACCACGATTTTTAGCATACTGCAAAGCGAAAAAGTTAACGATCGGCGATAGATGGAAAACATACGAATACATTAATTGGATTAATGAAAAAGCAAGCGAATTTAAGAAAATTCACGGACTCGGACGCTTTGACACTTTAAGTAAACTCGGTGACGATGGGCAAGAACTATTTACCGAGTGGTTAATGAAGGAGGCAGAAAAATGCTAGAAACGGCTTTTATATTAGCGTTGATCGTCCTTGTTATGGCGGTTCACACGCTTTTCACACTAGAAAACAAGAATTTCTCGAACGTGTTGTTGTTGTCAACGACAATCGCCGTAATGATTTACGCGCTTATTCACTTATTTTTATCGATGGTTTTAAAGGCGCTTATCACCGTTAATTCGTGAAGGAGGACGATTGATTAATGGGTAGAGCCGAACGCAAACGATGGGCAGCGAACGTCAAATCGATGGAAATCGTAAGCAAACCGCGCGACCAAGTAACGCCCGAAGACATCGAATTCCTTCGCGAAAACTACACGTCAATGGGCGGCTTGTTACCGAAAGGTTTCAACGGCGGCGCGTTCTTTACGCCAACACACGTCGCGAAATTCATGTGGGACGTGCTGAAACCGCGCTTGCCGAAAGCACCACGCGTGCTGGAGCCGTCAGTCGGCTCCGGTGTGTTCCTCGAACATGCGCCAGCCGACGCCGAAATCACCGCGCTTGAAATCGACGAAACGAGCGCGAAAGTGACCTCGCTTATTTACCCGCACGCTAACGTAATCCTCGGAAACGCCCTCGACCACGACCGCGAAAACTACTACGACGTTGTAATCGGAAACCCACCGTATGGCGAAAGCGTAAGCACCGAGCGCGAGTTTATGACGCTAACGAAGCGAAAAGGCGTATATTCCGGTAAGTCCGAAAACGCATTTATCGAGCTGGCGATTCGTGCCGCAAAGCCAGGCGGTTGGATAGCGTTTATTCTGCCGATGGGCATCGCGTTCGCTCAACACGCCGCCAAAATCCGTAAGCTCATGTACGACACTTGCTGGCAAGTTGCGACGATCATGTTGCCGGGCGAAACGTTCCAGCACGTCGGTACGACGATTCCTACGCAAATTATTATCGTACGGAAAGTGACGCCGAACGCCCGCAAAATTAAGGCGGTCGAACAGCGTTGGGGCTCGAACTTCCGACGTAGCGATTGGGGCGATATTACGCAGTATGGCGCCGAATTTTTCGAAGGTCAAACGCCTGCCTACTTCGCAAAAGTTACCGACATTGGCTGGGACGCGAAAGGCAACCGCACGGACAAGTGGGGCGACGGTTTAACGCAATTAGACGAATTAGTTAACGACTTTACCGACGGCAACCTCATGCGCGAAAATTTGTACCCGCACATTCCGAGTTGGTACGGCGTGGAAAAAGGAAACGAAGCGTTCTTCTTTTCGCACGGTAACGATAGTTGTGACGGTTTCCGCGATGCGAGCCGAACGTTCGCCGACGGACCTTATCGCTGGAACGAACTAACGCTTGGCGCCGGCAAGGAAGTCGTTTGGAAGCGCGCCGACGGCACGGAAGTTTTGCGCTCGACGTGGGATTTCGAATGGCAAGACGAGATTGTGAACGAATGGAGGGCGTTAAATGACCGCAATTGACCACGATTTAATGCAATCGCTCGAATACACAGGACCGTACGCCTGTCGCTATACTTGCGCCAATTGCCGCCATTTTGCCTGCGAGTCGAAAACGTGCGCTATGCTAGCGAATCCGGCGATCAAAGTTAGCGGCAAAAATAACGTCTGTCGCCTGTTCGACGCCCGCATTAAAAATTCGTCGGCGCCACCGTTTAACTTCGACGATTACCTCGAATTTCTCGGCTCGGATTATTACCGACCGTGGAGCGTTGATCGGTCGCAAGTGATCGGCAAAGTGTGGGGACCGATTGAAAGCGGATTTGACGCACAAGGTGTTTGGCGCACGAAATACGGATGGAAACCGCGCTACAAATCGTATGACAAACCGTATTGCCGCGCAAATTTCCCGCGCTGCTACGTTTACTACGACAAGTACACGTTCGAAATCGACTACCGACTTTACCGCGAGCTAACGTTTTACCGCGACGACGCGATTCATTACGTCGTAAAGCGTTGGAGGGACAGCGAACGGGCGCGGAAAGTAAACGAGGAATATAACGGAATATTTAACGTTGAGGAGGACGTAAAATCATGACGCAAACCACCGACTACAAAAACGAGGCTGATTATAAATCAGCTTTCAAACGCTATGTCGACGAACTATTCGCCCGCGCAAAACGCGGCGACCTCGCCGACCGAGCCGAACGCATGGCGCTAATCGACGCGCTGATCGAGTCGTACATCGCCGCGACCGGTCAGCGTCCCGACAGCGTGCAGCTCGACCGGCTGGCGTCGCTTTGCTT